CAATATCGTTTGTAGGTTGTGTAATACTATTTTTTTTAAAATACACATAACCTTCATATCTTTTGTTTGTTGAATTATCTACATATAAAATTAATATCATTCTTTGTCCCAACAAGCTTATAAAAGTTCCATCTGCCCAATAACCTTCACAATTTCCATTCCATCCTTTTAATGTTGGCTGAACATCTTTCCACCCACTAGAAGCGAAAGTAGTCACATCCTTTAATTCAGTTTCAAAGTCTATTTTCCAATTGAAAAATGTAGCACATTGCACTATGTTAAAATAATTCCCACTGACTGTAACAACATCTGTATTAATTAATGATGTACTAAATACTACAACTCCACCAGCATACTCAATGGTATAACCACTTGTTACTGTTACACCATTCTTTTTAACTGTAACCGCAACAGAATCATCTATATATCTTTTAGTTGTAGATGCTATAGTATATTTTGTGTACCCGACACTTGAATTTGTAGCTTCATTAGTCATAGCAGTAGAAACACCATTAGTTCTATAAACAGCTCCTAATTTACCTTGTATCATATATATCACCTCCAATAAATAAAGGTAGGCTAATTAATAACCTACCAAAAATTTTAAGCGTATGTTAATGCTCCTGTTCCAACTATTTCGGCACTGAACTTCACAGTATCTGCTACTTGTTCTCCTACACTAATCTTTTTTATAAATGCATTCCCGCTGTATTTATTTGTTCCATTTACATTAAATTCTGCTGTAACTGTAGTTCCACCAAGTAGTGCATCTTGTAATGCCTTTTGTCCTGTTGTATCAGTAGCTACTTTCCATTCGCCCTCAACACTACCACTCCAGCTTTTTAGGGTAGGTGTATTCTCTTTCCACCCTGTAGTATCAAAGGTTGTAATATCTTTCATGTCAGTTTCTATGTCCAATTTCCAAGAACTTATTTCTCCTACTTTAGTTGTACTAACTTTAAATGCTCCACTTTTTCCTGTAACCATAAATAATCACTCCTTCTTACATATTTTTTATTAGTATAAAATTCACACTAAATTCCCATCTATCCTTTTCATCTTTACCCAAACTAAAGGGGCTTTGTTGTGCAACAAAACTTATTCCGTTAATAAGTGTGGTTTGCAAAGATTTATAAATAGAATTTATTGTGTTTTCAACATTTTCGTAACTTGCATCTCTACAAATTATTTGTAAACCTCTATATTCAACACCTTCTCCAGTAAAGAAAGTAGTAGGTTTGAATCCTTTGTTTTCATATAAACAAATACAATTATCTGCTTTTACATCAGAACCATTAACAGTAACGGTATCTGTCATTGCTCCATAAAATAAAAAAGTACCAGTTGGTACTAGATTATTCGTCTTTAAATAATTTCCTATATCTTTTAACATATTAGACACCTACCCGTTAATATTTTCTATTTCTTTGGCAATATATTTTATATACTTATCAATATTTTCTCGGAAAGGTTGTTCAAGATATTTAGCTTGACCACCTTTAGGGTGATTATACTCAGTATGTTCATGTTGTTTAATTGCATACGGTTCATTAAAGCCTATATTAGCATCAAAATCTCCTATGTATGCAACATGACCACTACCTCTTAAATCTCCTAAATCCACTGGAGCAAGGTTAATTGCTTTACCTATTAAATCTTCACAAACGTCTTTAAACTTTTCTTTACATTTAATATCTGTTTGTCTTAATAGTTTATTAAAATTAGCTTCTAATTCATTTAATCCATCTACACTCATGATAAATACACCTCATACCCTTCAATTTCTCCCAACAAATCAGTTAAAGTTCCCACTGCAATTACTAATCCACCATCAATTTTATGTTCAACTTTTACTGGCTCTTTGCAATAAACAGTAGAATTACTTACAACCTCAGTTCCATCTTTATCTCTTACAAGCTTTATTTTATCTTCTTTTCTACAATTAATAGTTGTTTTATCAAAAGTTTTTTCATTATATTCATTTGAGTTTTTTATAAATTCCCATAGAGCTGTTTGGTTTAAGTAATCCTCTAACATATACTCACACTTCCTAAGAATGGTTGTATTAATTCTCTCGCCTCATCACTCAGTAATTTTTTAATGTTGCCATTATAAGATTCTGATATATTGCCTAAATTCACATTTGTAACCCCTTGCTTCTGAAGTTTTAATCTTTTGCTATCACCAAAATCCAATAATGCTAAAGCTTCCTCACAAACTGCATTCTTAACATTAGATGGAACTTCAGTTTGGATATTCCATTCACTAATAGAATAACTATAAATACTTCTAGGAAATTGAAGTTTTTGAGTTAAAATTGCTTTTATACCGCTTAAAATCTGTCTATCAATTTTACCTGTAGCCATAATTAAAGCTTGTTCTTTTTGAACTATTGTAGAATTGACCCAAGCATCATTAAATAATCTATGCGACAAATATTCATCTGCATAAGTTAAGTCCACATAAGAATTTGTTCCAACGGTTATTAAACCCATATTACTTCACCGCCTTTTTACTAGCCTTCTTTTCAACAACAACTTCTTCATTGTAATTTAGTTTTTTTAATATCTCTATTACTCTTTCATCAATTGTTTCAAGTTTTCCATCTATAAACTCACATAATGTTGTGTTATTTTCTGCATCCCATACAATTCCATAACCTTTAAAAATCATATTAATCACCACCTTATTATAAAAATAGAGAGGTGTAACCCTCTCTAAAAATTAGTATTCCAACAAACCAGCATTTCTTAGTTTTGCTAAAAGTGCATTTAAATCTGCTTTTAAAGTTGCTACGTCTACTGCCGTAGAATCAACTTGTTTAGGCATAACAATTTTATCCCTTAATTGCTTTTGAATACCAGGCATATCTTTTAAACCTTTTCCCATAATAACTTTCACCTCACTTTAAAATAGATGGGGAATTTCACCCCACTATATTAGTTCCTAGGATGCTTTCAATCCTGTTACTGTACCATGTAAGAATGACATTCCATGGTCTAAACCAAACTTACCAAATATTTGTCCTTCTTCAGCTGCACCTGTCTTAGCTAATTCTTCATAGAAGAAGTTGCCTTTATCTGGTATATTCATTGTTACTGGAGCAATAGCACTCATTTCAGCAACTAAAAGAGTATCTGCTGGTATAAATCTATTTAAAGCTATACCAAAAGTACCAAAATCAGTTTCTATTTGCTTAATATTTATTCCTCCAACATTTCTATCTGCTGGTGCATATCCATAAATTGAAGATAATATTTGCTTTTGATAAGCATTAACCCATATTACTATGTTCTCAAAACTTGCACCATTTGTGTACATCATTCTAAACAAACTATCCATTAAATCTTTAGAGTTTGAAGCTCCACTTGCTGTAACAGTATTAAGAGTTGAACAAAGTGAAATCATACCTCTTGACTTGTTAGCTGTATTTGAATCTGTAGCTTTTTGATACACACCGTTAAGGCAAGTATATTCAATATCTCTAGCTATTTTCTTTAAAGCAGTTGCTTTTTGAAAATCTAGTTCAGATACTACATTGTTTTGTTGACCTGCGGAGTTTAATCCACTTAGTCTTCCAGTATTAGCAATTTTATCATATGATAAACTCACCTTTTCTTGATAAGTTTGTACTACATTTGTTGATTGGTCTCTTTGATATGTGATTGCAGTAGGTGCAGTTAATGAAGCTGTCTCACTAATTGCTGGTTGTGTTGCTGAAGGAAAACCATATTGACTTCCTGTTGCAAATTCAAAGTTATCTGTAACCTTTCCTCCTTTTGTTAGTCCACCTATTGCACTTAAAAATGGTGCGTTAATTGGGTCTGCGGTGAATAATTCTCCCGCATAATTATTTGTATTAAATACTGTTCCTGTTCCATTTACGTTTGCCATTATAAAAACATCTCCCTTATTTTTAAATTTTATTTTGATTTTATTTTGATTTTATTTGTTTAATAAACTTGCGATTTTACTTCGTAAGCTTATTCTTTGTGCTAAATCTGTTGTATTTTTTAATTGCTCTTGAAGTAATTCAACTTCGCTTTTTGAGTTACCATCATTATTGGCGGGATTTACTCCACCACCATTATTAGTAATTTTCCTAATCGATGGAAATTCTTTTTCTAATTCTATCAAAGCTTCGTCAAGCCCTTTTACAGTTCCATCCTCTTCGATAGTAAGCTTACTTTTATCAAGTAATCTTTCTACAAGTTTAGGGTCATAGTCAGTTTTGGACTTTATCTCCGCACTAACTAATCTTTCATTGGCTTTTGCTATAGCGTTTTTAATAGTATTTTCACTATTTTGTTTAAAGCCTTTGATAACATTATCCAAATCACTTAAATCAGCATCAGGAGTCAATCCTAATACTTCTTTAAGTTTAGATTCATAACCTTTAGCTTTAATCCTGTGGTCTCTACTCTCTTCTCTTAGGGTTTTAACATAATCCTCTGAAAATGTTTTTCCCTCTGAAGTTTGAGTTGTAGTTGTATTAACTACTGGTTCATTTGTATTTGTGTTTGTATTTACATCAGACATCACGTCTACCTCCATTTTTTAGGCATCAGCCTTAATTTTTTTGTATAATAAAAGACACATTACTGTGCCTTCGATTGTTTAATCATTTCTGACCTATATGTACTTTCTAACTCTTGCCACCTATCCGAATTACTTTGTTTCATTTTTCTAAATGCTCCAAGGTTCTTAGGAGTATCACTTGGCAAGAGTAATGAATATCTTTGCCACTGGTTTCTATCATTTCTTAATTTAGTTTTTTCTGATTGTTGCTTATTATATTGTTCAATAGCCTTTTTATCTTTTTCAGATAACTCAAAAGCTTCATTAGATTTCTTTAAATCACCCTCAAAATCATCAGCTAATGATTCAATATATGGAAATATTCTATGTCTACAACGTGGATGGATATTAGCATATTCCCCACCAAAAGCTCTACTCAAAGGAGGAAATCTAGTATCTTTACCACTAATGCTATACACTCTTCCTTGATAAATTGCACATATGGAACATGTAGGACTATGAGAGGTCATCTTAACTAAATCATTCCCTAGTTCCTCCATTCGATTAGTAGTTGCTGTATTAGTAGCTTCGGCACTGGTACTTCGTGCAACAATATCTGCATAAGCATCAAGAGAAATCATTCTTCCGCGCTTATCTTTAATACCATTAATACCTTCTTGGATTAAGGCATTTACTAGACTTTTCTTGCACTCTTTAACAGTTTCACCGACACTAAGTTTCTGAGAAATAGCCTTTAAACCTACTTCTCTTACAGCATCTTGAATATTTCTACCAACAAAATTATGTGCTTCATTTAATTTATTGTACATATTGTTGGCTATTATTTTTATAGCCTGTGTATGTAATAAACTAAAACTATTATCAATACTTTGTCCCATATTCTTTAGAATTTTATTAACTTCTTCAAAGGTCTTTTTATAATCCTCTGTAACTATTTCTAAAGACAAATCTTTTGATTGCTTATCTAACTGCTGCAATATATCATTAATTTGCTTTAATAAGCCCTTCTGATAAGATGTTACAGTGCCTTTAGCCTCTTTAGTTGATATTATTTGAACTAGCTTTTGTTGTGCCTCTTGGTATATTTTTATGAGTTTTTCTAAACTATTCATCTATATTTTGACTTCCACTTGGAAAGTTTTGACCTCCTATAGGATTCATCTTTGCTTCATCTTCGTCAATTCTATCCAATTCTATTTGTGCATCCTTATCTGATAAATTGTTCATTTGTTTTATAGCTGTAATTCGACTTATTGTTGGCTTATTACCAGTTCTAATCGCCATTTCATCAGCTTGTTCCTTTGTATCTATTGGTAACCCATCATTCCAATATATTGATATATTAGTATTGGATAAATCAACAATTCCTTCTCCACCAAGTTGTGAACATAGGACTATTGATTTCTTTAAAGCTGTTTCAAATCTCATTGCTATTCTACGGACTTTTGCTAAAGGAGAAATCATAAGTTTCTTCAAAGCATTTCCACTCATTACATTTCCACCACTTGCTTTACTACCTGTTAAATCTCCGAATACTGCACTTCCCATTTCAGAAACGGTATAAAGTATATTTATAAGCTTATCAATAAATTTGAAATTAGCTTCTAATTGACCGTCCCAAGTCAGATATTTCGTTTCTGGCTCCTCTTTGTCTCTAACTATAAAATTACCTAGTTTTAGTTTCCATTCTCCAGTATGAGGGTCTTGTTCCAATGCATTTATTGAGCCTTCTAATGACGGGTCTGAATGCTTATCTAATATCTTAGCAACTTGACTTACTCTAACCTCTAATTCAGAAATTATTGTATTTAAATCTAAGTAATCATCCATGCCAAAAATAGTATCGGATGTGGTTAAGTTAGGCACTTGAATTACTGCAAAATCATTTAATCCAGTTTTATATGTATTTGTAGATATTAAACCTTTAATAGTATAATTAGTCATTCCTTTTTCAAGTCTGTAAAGATTTTCTTCATAGCTTCCTTTAGAATGTATTTGAACTTTTAAATAACTTTCATCATTATATTCATATGTATAAGCTAAAACATTGTGTTGAATTCTTTTAACATTGTCAGGCTTTACTACTGGAAACCAATAACAAGGTTGGCTTATATCAATAAATCCCTTATTGCCTTCTTTATAAACTTGAAATAATCCATCACCGAATCTACTAACATCCAAAGCAACTTGATAAGCTGTGTTAATTAAATCTGTGTTTTGAATTATTTTACTTACTGCCTTTTGCTCTGGTGAATCTTCTTCTCCTGCAACTATACGAGGAAACTCTCCCAATAGTAGGTCTGCTGTTTTAACACTAACAAGTTTATGGTAATTTATTAATGTTTCATAAGATATTACTTGGTCAAAATTACCTATAACTCGTTGTATTCTCTTAAATTGGTCTTTAAAAACCTCAGTATGATTTCCTTTAAATAACTCTCTATTTGTTCTATATAATTGAAGTCTTTCGTTTTCACCTACTGGTGGAAATACTTCTCCTACATTTAAAAAACTTAAATCTGTTAGCACGTTTTCACCTCCTATTTTTAACTGTAACGACACCTATTCTATTTCTTCTTAATCCTTCTACTGCATATCTTAAAGCATCCAGTAAATGATTGTATTTATCTATAGGTTCGTTAATATACTCATTGGTTGACTTATCTTTTTTCCATGTATAATTTAAAATTTCTTCAATTGTATTTACGCATGAAGGATGGATAATTATTTTATATTGTTGTATGAATTGAATACCATTTAAAATACTATCCCTACCCTTTTTAGCTGGTTTTATTCTATATATGCCTTCTCTTCTTATTTCCTCTATTGACTTTTGCTCTGCACTATCAGCTATGATAATTTCTTTACTATAGCCTTTATTTTTAATCTTATTTGCTATTGCATCATTCAATAAACCTTTTTCATAAAATTCATCAAATATGTAAAGTTTCTTATTTTTTTCATCTGCCAATATTGCAATAAATGCTGAAGGGTCATTTATATAACCAAAATCTAAGCCAAATAATGCAGTCATATTTGGCTTATTTTTAATCAATTCTTTATAATTAAATTCTTCATCCTTCCAATTCGTATAAATAAGCTTATCTAGTGAAGCAAATTCTCCTAATGCATAAATTTTATAATGTGCATAATTGGTTTTTTCCATATTTAATAAACTTTTTACATAATCTTTAGGCAAGAATTTATTGTCTTTATAAGTTGTATGTAAAACTATTGTGTCTTCATCATATCCATTTTCAAACCACATAGGATAAACCCAATTAGATTTACTAACTGGATTAAACATGCAATGTATTTGGTTAAATTTATTTTTACTTCTAAGTCTTAAATTCAATTGTGAAAATTCATCTGAAGAAATTTCTGTACACTCTTCGATAATAATGTCATCAATATTAGCTATCGATTTAATTTTCTCAGGGTCATCAATTCCTTTGAAAATGAACTGTGAACCATTTGGTAATTCTATAGTAAGTAATGTTTTTCCAACTTCACAACGTTCATATATTTGCCAATCACCTAAAACTGTTTGAAATAAATTAAAGATAGAATCCCTAAGTGTATTACCAACTTTTCTAATTACAAGACATTTACGGTTAGGATATTTAAGATATTTATATATCATTTTTTGAACAACAAAGTGAGATTTCCCACTTCCAGCTCCACCATAGAATATATTAAATCTATGACTGTAATCTTGTAAGTATGGGAAATAAGCTTCATTGAATATTTTCTTATCTATTTTAATATTTAATGGTGTTGCCAATAGTTTACACCTCCTCTTTTTAAGAATAAAAAAAATAAATTTATAGGGTTTGCCTTTAATTTTTCAAAAATAGGGGTACACTCCCTTCATTCGACATCGTAATAATGTATTAGTGTCGAATTTAAGGCATTAAAAAAGAAGGTAGTTATTTACCTTCTTCATATTGCTTTACTAGTTTATAGAACGTGGTTTTCTTCAACTCTAATATCTTCATAACATCTACTGCCTTAATATTATCTGCCTTCCACATCCTATAATACTTATCCCATTGTTTAGGGTATTCAATTGCCTTACGACCTTTATATTTACCCTCTTGTACTGCTATTGCAATTCCTTCTGCTTGACGTTCATGAGTATAATCACGTTCTAACTGTGCAACTGCACCGAATATTGTAATCATAAACATCCCTGTTGGTGTTGTTGTGTCAATTAATTCTTTAAGAGATATAAAGATAACACCTTTATTATTTAACTGTTCTACTAAGTCTATTAAATCTTTAGTATTACGTGCAAAACGTGATATACTATCCACAATAAGTTTATCACCGTTCTTTAATGTTGCCATTAAGTTATTTAATACTGGTCTATCTGTAATATTCTTACCACTGACCTTCTCAATATACACACAATCCGTTGGTATATTATGTTCCTTTGCCTTTACTTCTTGTCGAATTGTATTTTGCTCTTTTGAACTAACTCTTATATAAAAGTAGGTTTTCATATAATCACCTCATAAATTTACTTTATATGTTAATTATATCAAAACGTTCGTTTGAAGTCAATATAAATAACGAACGTTTTTACAATAAATTTACAACCATTTCAAGCCATTTATTAGGTAGTTGGTTCAAGTGCGTTTGTTGTATACCCTAAATGAACGTATATTTACTTGCTCTTTTCAAACTTTTTTATTCTTCTTCTTCATCATCAGTAAGAGTTATATTAATATTATTATTATCAACATTAACAATCTCTTGTCTATCTTGCCATGCAAAATTGTTTTTTAGAGTAAAGATTCCTCCGACTGTCTTACTTTTTTCAAACAAATATGTCTCATATTCAAACTCCACTCTTGCATAAGCTTTATTTATAATCTTAATAATCTCACTATATTCTTCTGGATTCTCTTCTTTGAATCTAATAACCATATCATCATTTTTATAATTTAATAAGGTCATTCTATTAGTACCTAAATACCAAGCTAATCCAGTAATACATATTGGTTTTTCATTCGTCTTACACCAATCATAATATTTGTCAATTTTATTTTTTAATTCTTTAGCATTAGTAAATAACGGAGTTCTTCCACCGCCTTCACCTTGTCTACCTTTTTTACCCTCTTTAGCCACTATATTCACCTCCAAATTTCAAAATAAAAAGGGATATCAATTAATTACCCCCAAGTTACAACCTCATTATTATTATAAATTGTCATACTTCCAGTTGGATTATATAATTGCAATGGATTTAAAGAATAACCACTTCTAGTAATTACAATCTCTTGTCCATTAGTCATATTATAAACCTTTCCATCAAAGCTCTCTATAACTACAGAACCATAACAGTCATTATTATTTAATGCTACAAATTCCAATTCTTCGTCATCATCAAAATTAACTCCAAGACCTACTCTACCTAACATAGCCCCATACTCCTAACGTACCTGTTCCAATGCTCTTAACATATAACTTTGTTATTCCAGCAATACATTTAATCGGAATTATCTTGTCAGCATTATAATTCTTATAATGAGCATTATCATTTATACTCACTTGACATACTGCATCAGAACATAATATTATTTTGTCACATGCATAATCAAATTGAACTTCCTGTTCTGTAGTACTAAATGCTATATCCCCAACTACTGGATTTCCTCCTATTTTTACCATAATTATTCACCATCCTTACTTAAAATATTTAAATTCTCAATATTAATTACTTGTTTAGGCATAAATTCTTTAAAATATTCCTCTAGTTTCTTATTAACCCTAGACATATCTACTTTATAATTAGCATATATCTTACCATCTTTAAAACTAACACCATTCATTTTTATATCAATATTTTCTTTAACAATGGACTTTAATTCAAACTCATCTATATTTATTTTTATTGTGAAAAAATCATTATCACCCATAATCATTCACTCCTCTTCTTATTAATTCGTCTTCTCTTAGCCTTATCTTCCTTATTGATTTTTTCATCTCGCTTTGTATGCTCTCTCTTTGCTTCATTATTTTTGTCTTTAGAATTCTTTAAAAATTTCGTAATCATCTTTTCAAATTTATAATTATCGCTCATCTATATTACCTCTTTCCTTATAATTCTAATTATGTTATAATATTCTCGTTAATTAATTTAACGCATTATACGTAAATCGAGGTGCAACTTCCCCCAGGAGTGTTGTGCCTCAACCCTTTTTTGAGCATAATAAAAAGCACCTCTATTGAGATGCCTTGCTGAATAATCCTATTATTAACTTTTTAAACTTTGCCTTCTTTTTATTCTAAATCTTTTTCAATATCCTCTAATACTTTTAAACATATATTTAACATTACAGCATAATTTTTATCTTCAGTCATATCCTTACCTATATCTTTCACTAAAAAACAAAGTATAACAACTATTATAAAAACTGATATTCCATATTTAAAATTTGATAGCTCACTCAAAAATCCACAATTCAGCTTCATTGAAAGCCCTTTTAACATTTCACTAATTGCTTCAGTTAGCGCCTGATTCATTATTGGGATAGCAAGCAAAGCACCTCCCAATAGAAAAGAAATAGAACTGTTGAATCCCTGACCATTATATTTCCCAATTCTTCTTTCTAACAATAATTTTTCCACTTTTATATCTAATTGTCCATTTTTTATTCTATTTGTATAATACATATTAATTTCATTATAAAGTTTAGATATGGATTTGTACTCATTTTCTTTATTATTATTATTCTTGAATTCAATAAATTCTTCTAAATAACTTTGATATGTATCCTTTCTATTTTTCTTCTTACTCATAAAAAAAATCACCCCATTGTTTATTTCGACAAAAGGGTGAATTTTCCTTTTACACAAATGAAATTTATATAGTAACTAGTATAAAAAACTTATAACAATTCTAGTATTCTACTTATAACAGTTTCTGAATACTCCTCATATAAAGTATTGTTATATACATTGTTCTTAATATCTTCTTGGGGTAATCCTATCCTCACCCATTCATCATTATCGATAAAAACCTTTTTCCATTTAACTTCCCTACCATATCCCATAGACTCTTGACTATTTGGAAAGCTAAAATTTGAAATATTTCTTCCTGTAACAAAACCTATAGCCTTTATATTCACCGTATTTGTGTTAAATGTATATGATTTTATGTAAATAATATCACCTATTTTTATACGTCTTAACATTTCATACAGAGAACTTGCATCTGTCTTATCATATCCAATACATGCACATTTTTTACTAATAAAATCTGAAGTTACATCAACCCCATCGTAATAAGCTCCTATAGCAAATACAGACATTTCCACACACCCTCTCAAAATACACTCTTTATTCCACAATTTGCATATATGCAAAAATATTTTTATTATAATAACTTTCTATCAAAATATCAATATTATCTTTTATACGACCTTTAACAAATTTATTTTCAGTTTGAGAATAATATTGTAATCCAATATCACAAATTTTACTTACACCATTTGAATTTGAAGATATGATACTAAATATAGTTAATATTTTATATAAAATCTCTTCTACATCTCCATTAAATTCATGATTAAGGTTAATTTTTGTAATTAAGTCATCAATAAGTTTTGTGTTATTAATATAATTTATTGGATACATAATATAAATAATATTTTTGTTCAAATAATAAACATTATTATCATCATTAGTATTATCAGAAGATAATATTATCACTCTTGTTACTGGTGTACAAAGTTCTGAATTAAAAGTAACGGTTGAAACCACTAATCCAGTCATGCTAACTGCATCAGAATTGTATTCCTTGAATCTAAAGGATTTTTCCAATGCATTTTTATAAATCATTTGAACTTCGCTTGTACTTGTAATATTTACACTTGATATTTCTTCCTTTATGTAATTTATAAACCCATTTGCTCCGACTCCTGCACACCATCCCATATTAGATATGTTATATAATTTATCTTTATTATCTTTATAATACTTAATATCATCCATACTTAAGCCATAAGATATTCTAGTGTCAGTTACAACAAAAGATATTAAATCAGATACATATGAAATTACAACACTCACATCATCACCCCCTTTGCCATAATAATCCATTCGATAAAAGTATGGTTAAATCCTTCTTAAACATTAAATTATATACAATTAACTCTAATACTATTAATCCTCTGTCTCAACTTCTTATAGCACTCTAAATACTTATGTAATTCAACAGTACATTTACCTGTCCTATATTCTCTTATAGCTTCACTTACATCCTCATCAAAAACCAAAAAGTATAATCCTTTTTCATCCTCTGCAATCATAAACTCATTATATCCTCGATAAATTAAATAAGCTGCCATATTTAAACTGTAAACACTCTTATTCTTCATCTAACCTTACCTCACTCTTCTTGCACATTAAAGCCCATAGCATACAATATATCGCCAAGTCTACCTTTCCTTTAACAATACAAACTGCTGCAAGCACCTCAAACACTAACATTATAATAAACCAACTAATACTTAATATTTTTCTCATAATAAAATTCCTCCAATTCATTTTTTATTTTTAATACAAAAAGGGAGACACAAATATGCCTCCCCTTGATTTTTATATATCTAATATGTATAATTTTATTAACTCTTTAAAATATTTTTATTTATTAACTGCTCGCCAAAGCAGTTATTTTTTATAATAAATTGAAGCCTCCAACATGTCCCCATCTATTACCAGAAATAATATTGCTAACATGTACTGGGTTAATATTAAACTTTTCCGCAATAATTGTTTTATTTACACCATTACTAAACATCTCTTTAATCTGTATAATATCATCTAAATCAAGTTTTTTATTAGGATTCTTGTCGCCTAAATTAACTTGTCTACGTCTTTCTGTTTCTTCAGTTGTAGGTTTACTTCTTCTACGCTTCCCTTTTTTTTCTCTATTAATAATAGTATCTTCATAAAGATTTATGTACTTAGTTTCCAAGTCATCTAAATCCTCTTCCATACATTCTTCTAGAATAAAAAATATTAAATCTTCAGTATTAAATAACTCTTGTAAAGCATGTTTATTAGTTTCAAAATATTCACCTGTCTCTAGATTATGTTTATGTCTGCTACAAGCATCGTTACACTCACAGGCTCCACCAATATATTTGATTACCCCCTGCATTGTTTTAATCCCATAAATCCCACAGACATTTATTTTCCCTTGTTTTATTAACATAATAATTTATTCCTCCATTCATTATTTTTTTCTCAAAGCTTGCTTAAAGTTGCCGATTATATAGATGATAAAAATATCTTACTTTTTTTATCCACTTCAGCAATAATAAAAGAGCCAAGTGCCATATTTAACACTCAGCTCTTAAAATAACAAACCATTATTATTCAGCATACTCTATCATTTCTTTCACCATTTTTTCATTTTGTATTAGTCCAGTTCTTACTAAATGTCCTATTTTTGTAGAACTCATCATTAGATTATTATAGAAAGATTCTTTTCTGTTTGTTTCATCTTCTTTTAATCTAAATACTTTAACAAAATCATCAAAGTCAACATACTCTTCGATAACATTTAAAGTATCTATAATTCTTTTATTTAGATAACACATCTCATTTCTAACAGAATCTAATCTAACTGCATATTTATATCTCATTAGATTTATTTCATGTAATAATTCATAATCTGTTGTTTTTCTAAATTGCTTATTATAAGTATATATAAGTTTTTTGTATAATTTTTCCTCATTACAAAGCTTAACTGCTTGTTCCTGTAAAGTTCCTTTTGTATTTATCTCGATAATAGTTTCCATTAATTTATTCATAGTAAAATCTCCTCCATTTATATTTATAATTTATTGTATTTAAGCTTTTATTTTTAGCACTTTATTGCTTCCTAATAGCTCAAAAGAACTCAGCTTAAAGTCCGAAAAGGGTATAAAAAAAGGTCAAAGGAATTTTCCGTTAACCTTAACTAACTAAATTATCTTTAACAAAATATAATGAACTGACAAACATCTTATAGTAGTTAACATCATTTTTATATGATTCTACTAGTTTATATCTGTTTACAAGTTCCTCATTAATTTTATTTACTTTTTTTGTATTTCCTCTTGCCATCCATGTAGATAATGACTTAACTTTCATAGAACTAAATGCTTTCCAGTTTCTAATGACACTATTTCTCCAGTTTATTTCTTTATCATAAACATTTGAAATTAACTGCTTAATAATATCTTCCATATAAATAGTAGTAAAATCTTCTATGTGCTTAGTCCTAAAGTCAATACATCTATTATCCTCATCAATAAAGATGAATCCTACACAATTAATTCCACCTTCTTCTTCTGAAGCATAAAAATTAGTAATGTATCTACATACTACCATAAATTCCTTATTGCCCTCATAATCTGTAAAATAATCTTCTAGTTCTCCCTGTATGTCTTTTAGTCTACTTGTAAATAAGTTTTCTTGTTGCTGTTTTGTTAAGTTCATGTTTATTCCACCTTTCATATTTTTATAATTTTTTATATTAAAAAAGGACTCATCATTTCTGACGAATCCTGAATAATCTATTTTATATTTTATTTTGTTTTATTGGATTGCTCCACAAAAAGAGGACATAAGGCTTGGAAAGCCGAATGTCCTAATATTATTGAATTAGAAAGGATTTAACTAGTCAACTAAATAAAAAAAGATAGTATATTTCAACTATCTCTTAAACTTAATCCTGACACATTATAAATCAATATTAAAAGTTTATTTTCTTAAAGCATTGTTGGAGACATATCAAAGCCTAAGTTTCCTATTTTAAGTACTCTATTAAAGAAAAACTCACTAATCGTTGTTTGAGGACATTCAATAATTCTACTATATTTTGTTATATCCCATTTGTTTAGTAAAGCCTTTTCAGCATACCTTTGGCAAGAGGTAATAACTGAATTAGCTGCTTGCTTTTTAGTAATGTTACTTTCTTGATAGTATTTTGTTGCGTTAGCTATACTTTTAAAAATTATTCCGTAAATTTGTGATACTGAAAAATCATTAAGTAAATCATTAAATGTAGCTATAGTTTTTTCACCTGGGGTAAATTCAAATTTAACTTTATCCATTTGGAATTTTAAATATTCTAAGCATTCTGCTAAAGCTATATCTATCCAAATTTCATAAGCTACTTCACTATTTATTTTATCGAACTCAGAAGGATTTAACAAATCACTTATAAGTTTCTGTTTACCATGTGGAGAATCTACATTAAGATGATAGTTAACCTTATATATGTAATAAACATTAGGAAACGGACTATTCTTTTCTTCTGTAAAAGCTTCAATCGGAGAATTTGGATGAACTACAATAATTCCTTTATTAGATAATGAGGTTATTATATCTATTCTAAGTTCATTTGTAGGAGCTAATTCTCCATCAACATCATTAAAAGCATTAATAACTGAAAAATTTTCAGCTAAGCATAATCTTAGCATAGCTCCTAGATAAACCTTATCTTTAAATGATAGCTCATTGATGTTTACAGCTTTACGCCTACCAAGGGAATAAGTTTCATTTATTAATTCCCTTTGCCTAATTTTTATTAATCTTTCTTGTTCTTCTCTCTCCTGCTTTTCTAACTTTCTTCTTTCAACACAAGAGTTACATTTGCAATTAGGGCTATCCATATGGTTACATATAGGACAATATGGTGTATTACTACTCCAAGAATATGCTGATTTTGACTGTCGTGCTACTACTAATTGTACATTGCATTTTGTACATGCTTTTTCTTCACATATCAATGGTGGAAAAAGCGTATATAATTTACTTGATTGAATATCAATATCATATTCTTTAATTAAATCACTTGTTTTTTCATTATCATAATATCTTCTTATTAATTCTTCAATTTGCTCATCTGTTAAATGTTTTATCTTTTCGTTTTTTTCATAATTAATATAACTACTCATTTTATCCCCCTTAGATAATATAGTTGTCATTATATACATTGGTCTTTTTTTACTATTATACCAAATTAAATAACTTTCTTGCAATTCCATCATTGTATTGTAAATAACTTACAGAAATTAGACAACTGGTATATACTATAAAATAATTAATATCAATCAATGTGTAATGTATTATATATTTCTCCCCTTCGGTAATGGCTAAAGCCAACGCCCCTAAGGGGCTTTACCGTACGACATTTTTTATGTTAGGCAGAGCCTTCCATTAAAAAGTGTCGTAATATATCTCATTTAATTTATTTATCATAACAAAATTATATTCAAATATTGTCTATTCATTAATCCTATTAACATTTCTTGTATCCCTTTTTTATACAATTATCTATATAATGAATTTATGTATAATTTAGGGATACATTTAATTATTTTTATTCTATTATTACTGTCTTAATAACAGTCCAATATGTATATTTTTTAACTTTGCCTTCCATTCTTTTAGAGGTGTTAGTGGATGCTACATTATAATTTAACTTTAAATCATTTTTTAATATACTATTTACTGTATCAGGGTGCATTTTTTTCTTAAATTGAAGTTTATCCCTATTGATTTTTAACAATTCACTTGATAATATTTTACATAGTTCTATTTGTTTATCTTCTAAAACTTTTTCTCCTATACAATTTTCTATAAATACTTCCAATGTTTCAACTTCTTCATTATCGGCAACATTTTCAATTAAATTATATTCATTAAAGGTATTTGACATTTCTAACCAACTTAACTGTTCTTTTACAAAAGTAAATTTGTCATAATTTTCAAATTCATTAATCATATCCATAGCAAAATTTCTATCTTTATAAACCCTTGAATATCCCATGCCATTAAGCTTCCAGTCGTTTTTGTCATTTAAATAGAATATATCTATTGGTGCTTTAGTAAAATCATTATTGTATTTTCTTCTAAAAGCACTTATATCTTTTTCAAATAATTCAATATCATTTATTTTAGGCTGATAACTTTTATCTATCTTTCCCTGAAAAACCTTTTTACTAAACATAGGTATATATAAATTTATAGTTGGAGCATTGTCTATTCTAAATCTTACTCTTCCAATTTCTTGAATAAAAGTTGTTTTATCATATGCCATAACAACCATATTTCTTACACTTTCATCTTTTATATTTATACCATTATCTAAGCATTTGGTTGAAATAAGCACTTTAGAGTTAAATTTACACTCAGCAGTAATTCTTTTTTTCTCGTCATTATTACCAATATTTGCATGTATAAAGGTCGCTGTTATTTTAGACTCGTTTAATTCTTTTTCGATAAATTCACCTTTTGACTTACTTGTAACAAATATCATCCATTTATCTGTTGTCTTATCATTTTTAATTAATTGGATTATATCTTTTATATTTATAAAATAATTTATATCTAAATAACTATAATCTATTCCTGTTGTGTAAGGATGAACTTCAAACTTACTATAATTACCAAACCCATTTGTTTTATGTTTTTCAGCTTGTTTATCAATAATTTTATCAACTTCATCCATAGTAGCACTTATGAATATTTTGACTGCATTCATATGTCTTGTGCCTACTAATTCTTCTAATGCTAAATATGATTTCTGATTAAATCCACTATCTGTTAAAAAGAAGTGACATTCATCACATACTATATATTGAAAATCATCAAGGTTATTATTACCATCGAGATAAATATTGTCTAACTTACCATTTGAAATAGCATGATAACTTGTAATAACTATATTTTCTATTTTGGTTTTTTCATCTAAAGCATCAGTATCTAATATTTTTTCATTCTTGTTTAGTACGAACTCACCTTTTTCATCTTTCAAATAAGGTATTTCAAGATTAAATTTTTTCAACAAATCTAGTTTAATCTGTCTTTTTAATTCTGTTCTATTGCAAATATAAATCATTTTTTCATAATCTTTCATTCTATCAACTAATCCATTATGAACCTTATCTCCTGTAATAAAATATGTTTTTCCCGTTCCTGTTTGTGCATGAATTTTTACAACATCACCGAACTTCCAATTCTTATACTCTTCACCTATCCTGTCGCTTACCCATTTTAAATTTAGTTTTTTCATACTCGAACACCATCCTTTTTACTCTAAATATTTTCCGACCCTATTTTTTAATTCCATTAAACTCGTTAAAGCACATCTAAAATCTTCTGTATCTTCAAAAGAATAAATCTTTGTTCCATCTTCTTTGTCAAATGTATAATATCTAAAGCCTAAATACGAAATCGCAAAAGCTAAGTATTTCTTTTTAACCTCATAATATTTTCTATTTTCCATAACTCCTACCACCTTTCTTAATTTATTTAACTCGTTAACTCCATAATCTTTATTAAATTCGTTTGTAATTTTTACATTCACTTTTCCATCAAATGAGGTATTGTGGACGGAGATCCACAATACCCTTATAATTCAATACATACTCCAAATGACTTTTTACTAATATCTTTTTTACAATCTTGCTTTAACATAAATCCTTTAATCCTAACTGTTTCTTTACCTTCAACAACTCTTTTATACTCATCAAATGCTTCTAAATTAGTTATATCCAAATCATAATATTTATTAGTAGCTAGTCCATTTTCAATACTTTCAATTAACTGAGTATCTTCATTTCTAAATCTTACTTTGGCTGCCTGATGGTATCTTACTAAATCATTAACTGCTAATTTTTCAATAACTGCATCTGATAAATTTACTTTCCTCTCTTCCCTTTTATAATACTCATACATGTATTTGATAGCATCGACCTCGTCACCATTACATTTAGGATACTTATATTTAAGGCTTGGGTTTACCTTATCTACAGAAATTAAAGCACTCATAAAGAAATTTATTATAAATCTTTCAGATACCTTATCTAATTTGCTTAAAGCTATTGCAACACTATAAATATCATTATTAGCAATAATCTCATTAGCCTTGGGTAAAAATTCAGCATCAATTTTATCTAATTCTTTATAATAATTTTTCTTATTAACTCTATATTCATTAAATATCTTTTGTTTATCGTTTTGCCATTCAATGTCTTCCCATTTACTAGAGACATTTTCATATGTCACGTGATGCTCTGCTAACTTTCTACTGATTACTTTATCTGCTTTATATAAATTTGATTTATTTTTAGCTAACTCTATCTTGTAAGAATTATATAAAGAATTTATCTCATCCAAAGCCTTTTCCACATTTTCTCTTGTGAATTTATCATTTATTAATTGCTCTTGTAGTAAATCAGCTTGGTCACTAAAGTCTTTCTTTCTCTTTGCAATATTATTTAATAATTCCAGCTGCACTCTATCTCCAAAATTGTCCAAAGTAGAATTTATTGAATAAGCATAATCCTTTTCATTAACTTCATCTAATCTTTTAGCATATTGCAGGAAGTTAGCTTTATGGGGATACTTTTGCTTTATAAGGTTCGTATATTGGTCTACGTTTATTGTATTCATAGTTTTAGGTGAGTCTATTACTAGAGATGATACATAGAGTAACGCATAAATATCTTTTTCGTTATTATAAAATTGCTGCTTTATTTGTTCTCTTAATATCTCAGAGTCAGCATTATTGCTATAATCTAAAAACTCTTTTTCTATTAATTCAGTTTTTACAAAATCTTTTAGTATTTCATATTTTTCATCATCCGATTTACCTTCCAAATCAACTAAATTCTTTTTTATTAGTTTATTAGTTATTTCTTCCCAACTATAAAATTTATTTGATTTACTAATATACAACTTTAATCCTTGATTATTGTTATTAACTGATGCTCCCATGATTGCAACTTGACCTATAAGATTTCCTGAGGGTGTATATGTAGCTAAAAATCTACCTTCATTATCAAACTTACATGGTTTTTTATTACCATCGGCAGTAAAGCAAAAATATTTACCATCTTTAGGTACTACAACTGCATTTTTAACTATTCCGTTATCTACCATAGTGCATGAGTCCCCATCTTTATCTGCACTACCCATCAGGCTCAATATGTCGCTTTTATCATTGAAGTATACAATTTCTTCTGATTTACATAGCCAAGTGTCTAAGAAAATATTACTCTTAAAAGTTATGTTATGTACTTCGCTATATGCCATCAACGGATTCCTAAATACTGTTCTAATTTCTCCATTTTTACAAGCTCTACAATAAAATTCATCTATAGCTAATCCGTTATCACCTAATTCCCTAGTCATGGCAAAATTTATATAACTTATTGGGTCTATCGCTATGTAATTATAAGTAGCTTTTAATGTTATCTTACCTTGAGCCATATCTCTTACTTTCTTCTCTATAAGTTTTGCTAAATTCTTTTTAACATAACTCAATTTAACATTTTCTTGATTAATTTTTATTAGAACATTACTTTTATCTACGACATTTGTTATTTCTTTCAAATCATCTTCTTCAGTTTCTTCGCCTTCACAACATTGGTCATAGAATAGGTTTATATAATCTACGTTAGTAATAAATTCGCTTTCATGAGTTCCTTTTTCAAAAGGTTTTAAAAGTTTTTTAAATAATTTAAAATCCTGTGCTGCTAGTGTATTATATTCATTTGTCGTTAAAGCCAAAGCACTCATAATTTGATAATTCATTTTTCTGTATTGTTTTAGTTCTTCATTTTTCTTATTAACTTTAGTAATATATAATTTATTTAAAAGGTTATATATATCATTAAATTGCTCTGTGTTACACTTTTCTAATAAGGTTGTATATTCATCCATGTTTTCAAACATATCGGCTAATTTAACCATAGATTCGTTTAATAAAAGTGTATTATCTGTAACTACTCGCCATTTTTTATACATATCTAATAATTCATAATTTCCATCATTATTTTTCTTACAGTAATCAGTATCTCCAGTTTTAGGATACATTACATCTAAGTATCCAATTATATTAAACCTTGTAATCATACCTTTAATAGCTGAACCAAACCCACGAATTATAGCAAAATCAATATCCCTTCTACATAGTGTTGAACCTACTGCATCCATAACCTTTGGAGTTGCTATACCACCACCATCAAATATGTCAAATTCATTATCAAAGTTATAATCTACTAAATCATAATCCACACATTGTTTTTCTTTACCATTTTTAGTTGTATATGTGGCATCTTTAGGTTCTACAGTTTTATATGTCTTTTTCCAAGGTAATCTTGCTTGTGGAAGTATTATTATGTCAGGCATATCTATTTCAGTTATAAGGTCACTTGTTGCCAGTGAAAACCTTGATAATACTTTCTTATTAACATACATATCCTTTGTTTTATCAATTTTTGAGAATTTACCTAGAGATATAACATCCTCAAACCAGCCTTTAAAATCTGCAATCTCTTCATTTACAAAAATCACTTCACATTTACTTTTAGATTTTTTATCTTCTTGTTTCATTCCACCTACTGTACTAAACCATGCTTTATATAATTTACCTTCCCAAGTTACACCGTTAAACCATTGTTCATGTGCATCTTTTTCGTATTTTGGTAACATTATTTTTATAAATTCTGTAACTTTTTCTCCATCTTCAAATTGACTTTTTTTATAAATTTCTAATGCTTTAAACAGAAAATTATACGTACCTATTTTGACTATATTTTCATCTGTCAGATTTACAATCTCACTATTTTTAATGTTAGTTTGATTAATTTTTAATACTTTTACTTGTTTCATAATTAAATCACTTTCCTTTCATAATTGATTTCTAATTTTGGATTTCTCCACAAAACGAGGATATGAAGGGCAGGATTGCCCGAATATCCTTTATTATTTATTCCTAAAAAATATCCTCCTATATTCCTATCATCTCAAACTGCGAAACCCATTGATACTACTAGTATTAGAGGTATTTTTAAAAATAAACAATGACAATTTTAGGTCATTTTTGCTGTCTATTGTATCGATAACGGAATTTACTCCACAATTTTGTGTATTTATAAAATATTTCTTTGTTATAATAACCTTTAAACCTAATATTTAAGCCATTCTAGGCATTTTGAATTTAGCGATAAAGTGTCCATAGATATTATGGAATCCACTGTCTATCCACCAATTTGAGGGAGTTATATTTTAATTTTACTATTTTTGACTTTATTTACAATGTAATATTAAAAAAAAGAAAAACATTTGTTCTGTTTTTTATAAATATTTTAGGGACACGGTTGTTGTTTCCGCATCCCTATTTGAGTTTTATTGTTGCTGTAAAAATACGATTGGAGGGTCTATACTAAACATAACCCCTGTTCTTGTTGCAGTTACTAAAATTAATGCAACCATAACTGCTGATGTTATTTTTTTAATTTTCTTTAAGTTCATAATTTATGAACCTCCTGTGTATATATTTAAACTGATATAAAATCAGCTTATTGCATAAGTAAATTTATTTCTTCTTTCATATGTTTTAATAGCGTTTCTTTAGTCATATCTGTCTCACGCTCTGTAAAATTAATTTTTTCTGCTATATTAAATAAAGTAATCATTCTAGTAATGCTCCTATTTAGTCTTGCGATATTGAAAAGCATTGAAATTTGCATATTTACCTTGCCTACACTGCGGTAATATTTTGCAAGACTTTTATAAATTCTAATACTTTCAATATTATTGTTTAAGTTCTCAAAGTTTTTTCCAATAAGCCACATCGAATATGCATATCTATTATTAAGTCCATCTCTAAGAGAACCACAAAATTTTAAACTCTCTTTAGCATCTGCTAAACTTAATTGATGTTGTTGTAGTTTACTAAACGTTAGGCTTCGGTGGTAGAAACTATGCCAAAGATAAAGACAAAGATTTTTCTTAGTTATGTCTGAACTATTAGATGTATATATTAATTCATTACATTTAATAATACATTCTTGAAGTTTACCTTCTAAAGCTAAATTACATATTTCTGACTTGAGATTTTCTAATTTACTTTTGTTATTCAATTTCTGAACCCCCTCATGTAAATAGGATTCTAGTAGTTCTATATCAGTATTTATATATTGACTAGATAATTGTAATTGGCTTTCTAAAGCCTTTTCTATCTCAAGTTGTGTAAATATATCCTCAATGTTACCTACCTTATAAAGTAATTCATTTTTCTTTAAACTTATTAGATTTTCACATGTAACATTGGACTTGCATTTTAATCCAAATCCCTCAATAGTAACATGTGAAGGATGTTCTTTTAGTTTTGAGGTTATTAAAACACAATTAACATCTTTAGATTTTATATTATTCTTCCAGTTACTTACGATAACTACAAAGTGGTTATCTATGTTCAATCTATCTAAATTTGCATAAAATATGTCAAACCTTCTATATCCCGTTTCCATTTAGAACATCCTTTCTTTTAGCAAAGCTACGAATTAATTTTCAATTCAACTACTGCAAGGCATGTAGTATTAATTAAACATAGTTTCCTCTAACTTTACATAACCACAAAACGCATATTCATCTTGCTCTATTTCTCGCATATCTACATAATGGTAAATTCCTTCCTCTACCCTAAAAACTTCTCTGATTATATCTGAACACATTACTGCATACCATTCCAGAGTATCTATTGAAGCTATTTCCATGCCCTCTTTTTTAACCTCACTTAGATTTAGATTAAGCTCATCACTATAGATTGTTTTTACATTATTGACCATGATAAAATCCCCCTCATTTATATTATTTTTTTTAATAGACTCTTAAAGAAAGTGTTTAGAGTAATGCATTTTTGATTAGTAGCATCCTCTGATTTACAAACAGCTCCATTTAGCTTTTTAAACTCTTCTGATTTATATGCATATATCCAATTGTTCTGCTTTTTTTCATCTTTCATAATTTCTTTAAACTTATTGTTGAACTGAAAATAGAAAATATTAATTTTCTCCAAAGTTTCTTTTTCGTTCTTAATTTTTCTACGTTCTCTTCTTAACTGTTGTAATGTTTCACATACCTGCATTTTCTTCTCTAATGTACTTAAATCAGCATTTTCAATATAATGCAATAAATCCAATTGCAAGTTATTATATCTTATTTCTTCAGCTATAAGTAATAAATAATCTTTGTTAACTTGATTACCTATCTCTTGCAGCTGTTGCAAATAACCGATAGCCTTGCACATTATTTGAACCCCCTTTATGGATTAATTTACCTCATATATTTATTATAGTACTTACTATTATAGCAGTCAATATAATATATTGTTAACATTATATGAACAACTATAACATTTACTACTATAATAGCATATGCTATAATTGTGATAATGGAGGTGTTTTAATGGTAATCTTTAAGTTAAATAAGATTTTAGAACAAAAGGAGAAAACTAGATATTGGCTCTCAAAAGAAACCGGTATAGATAATAATACTCTAGGAAAGATTTTTACAAATGAAGCTAAGCAGATTCAGAAGTCTACTATAGACAAGATATGTAAAGCTCTTGAGGTTAAAGTTGAGGATTTAATTGAATATTTGCCAGAACAAAAAGAAGAGTAGGCTGCGTGGCTTACTCTTCTTTATTTACGTTCAAATATATGTCTTATTCTATAATCAATTTATAGCGATTTTAAGGCTTCTAATATTAACTAATACAGATACTACCCTTCACAGCTTATAATTGAAATTAACGTAATTTAACGCAATTCTACAAGATTTTTCTGTTGCGAATTAATTAATATTTTCTCATTTTCTCAATTACAATTAAATCTTCTATTAATGTATTTATAATATCACTTCGTCCAAATCTTCCCGTTAAATGATTTTTACAAGATAAAACCTTATTAAATATAATATTAAGCTTTCTATGTTTTATAAAACTAAACATCTTGTGTGTTTGAATATAATCTTTTGTAATATACTTTACTAGTTCATATTCAAGCAAATCATCTTTTATATCATATCTCAGAATTATTCCTAGATTATTGTTAAATTTAAACTTTAAACATAAATAATAATTTTCTATTATTTCATATCCTCTATAATAGTTAAAATAATCATAATCAAGAAACTGTAATAGTTGAAACATTAGAAGTTCTGGATGCTCTACATGTATTTCATCTCTTTTTTTGGGTTTAGGTATATTAGGATTATGTGTTATATTTTCTATTTCAATATGTTCAATTTTTTTGTATTTTGAAACAATTTTCTTCATTCTAGTACTTATAGTAGGTGTCACCAATAATACTTTAACTGGCTTATAACTCTTGATTTTATCAGCAATTAGCTCCATCTCATCCAAGTCTTCCTGTTTTATTTTTTTTACTTTTAATTCTATCAAATATATAAAAGTTTCATCAATAGCTACCAAATCCCATCTTTTATGCATCCCATTATGATTTAAATCAAATTCCTCACCACACATTTTAAAATCAGCATTAATTAAATAAGGACGCTGAAGTAATAATGACTGCATGTCCCTTTCCCAGTAAAACTCATATTTTTCTTCCCAATAATACATCTTCTACCACCTTATCTTCCGTATAAAACTATTAAATAAAATCAAATACAAACTCAATTATAAATAAACATTTACATTTATTCTAAATTATGTTATTATATTATATGTCGTATTGTATCGTATTTTAAGTCTATTTGTCAATATTATTGCAAAAATAAGAGCCTTGGCGAATACCTTGGCTCTTTTAATTATTTACATCAATACTATTTTTACATATGAAAATTCTTATATCTATTTATATTTGCATACTTCATCTGCATCAATATGACTCTGCATACTTGGAATACCATGAAATGAGTTGTTATACCCACGGCATGCTTTACTATTGTTTATTATATCTTTCATTTCTTCCTTAGTACTAACATTAAATAAGCATTTAATCTTTTCAAAATATCTCTCGGAAATCATTCTTTTTAATATATCTATTTGTTCTCCATTTCTTGCATTGTAAATATAGGTGGTAGGAAACCATTGTTCCCAATAATTTTCACCACATCTACTTGCTGCTATATAATATAATAATAAGTCTGTTTCGATTAATTTTTCCTTATAAGACTTCTTATCAATTGTACTTCTTTGTATCAATAAATCAGCTGTTATACTAATCCTGTTTAAGTCTAATCTCCTATTTCTATATTCATCAAACACAGATATATAAAACCTAAATTCGCTAAAAGTTAGTTGTTTATTATATTTAGATTTTACAAAATATCTAGCTGTTAACAAATTATTTAATTCATTAAATTTATTATTTTCTATTAAAATGATACTAGTATATAAGTATAATTCAGTAATGAAAAATTTATAATGTTCAAATTGATAATCACGATAAGTACCACTTCCTTCAGGTTCTGTAAACATGTAAATATCTTCAAAGAAACATATGAACATATCAATATTAAAACTTTTATCCAATTTACATAGTAATGATAAAAATTCAATATAATCGTTTCTTAATGATATCATTTCACAAACATGAGTATATATTTGTTCATCATAGGGTACTTTCAAATCTTCATGTGATATTCTGAATTCTCCTAAAGAATTTTGGAATTCTTCTATAAATTCGCTAATAACATAATTTGATTGCTCTGGTTTGTTCATTAAAAAATACTTCAGCTGTTTAACTAAACTTGTTGTCTTAAAGTGAGGTTTCTCGTCTTCAAACAAAAATGCAGGAGCTTGCCCTAATGCTGGCTTTCTATTTACAGGTCTTTCATATATAAGCCTTATTAATTGTTCATATCCTTTTTCATAAACCTCATCACTAGACATATCTATAGCAATTCTAGTTTGTAAATATATTGGCAGATATGAGCTGAACATCTCTCCTTTTTCAGCAATAATTGGTATAAATTTTTCTTGGTTTACTTCTTTATATATTTCAGGTGTTATAATTTGCGTTTCTGTTCCCACCCCACCTTCTCTATTATCAGCCTTCTCTTTATATCCTTTATCACATATTATTAAAACTCGGTCAATATTTTTATCACAAACCATAGATTCCATAAACCTAAATTTATCTTGTCCCACTTTTAAATCCCACTTATCAAGTTTCACATCAACCCCATGTTCCATTAACCTTTCTGCTAAATCAAGCACCCACTTTTCATGTTGAGGTGTAGTCCATCTATAAGAAATAAATACTGTATATCTTTTAACATCTTCCATTGTATATCACTCCATCGCCACATAGTTTCTTTTTTATACTTCTTCCGAATCCAATTATAACCATGTATAATTCTACCATAAACACGTCAATAATTAAATAGAATTTGCCACATAATTTTTAGAAAGAAGGATGAATATGCCAATATGGCCGTTAGATATTGAAGAAGTTAATGATGAACCAAAAGCATGTGAAGATGTTGAATTAGAATGTGATAACCTAATTTTATAAATGCATGATATCAAGACACGTGTGCAACTAGTTCAAACCTCATACAAACGTTGCTCTATGAGACTCCTATCGTTGTATAGGATATACCTTAATCTTTTATCTACGAGAATAAAAAGACTGTAACTTAATTTGTAAACACTATACAAAATAAATTGCAGTCTTTTCTACTTAAATTTGCTTTATATTCAAATAGTTTTATTCACCTAAAACAAAATAAATCTACAAATAATTTGAAAGTATGAAGTACGTAAAACTAACACTCGACATCGTGACAGCCCAAATTATAGTTAGCACAATAATTAGTTTTCCTATTCCTTCTTCATTTGTTCCGAATAACTTTTTTCCTCTCCCATAGATTATTATAGATATTCCTATAATAAACACCATTGAACTTAAAAAACAAACTATATTACTTGTCATTATTAATACCCATATACATCATAGAAAGACTGTTCATATAATGCATCTAAATAACTCCTATCTTTAAACACTGCAATAGCCAGAGGAATTGTAGCAAGTGCGAAACCAAGAGCAATAATTATACCACCAATGACTGTAGTTGCTGTAGCCGCTGCTATAGCTGTTAAAATTGCAGTTGCACCTGAAGTTCCTGCACAAGAAACTAAAGCAATATTATCGTAATGCAAATTATCAACATTAGTCCTCCATGTCCAGTGAGCATCCATCTGAGCCAACTTAGGTCTATAAGCATCACGTTTTACTATTTCCCATGCATATTGTCCAGTGGTCGCATTACGGTAACGATAATAGCCATATCGAAATGAGGAATTATCAGAATAAACGTATCTGGATGAAATTAAATTCCAAGTATAACCACCACCGCCATCACCTATTACTACATTTTGAGTAGACTCTTTACTAATAGGCATTATTGTTTTTGTATTTGAATTAATCTTTTTTAAGTCAACTTCTTTTTCTACACCTTTTTCTACAATCTTTAATTTACTATTTAATTTATCATATGTTACTGTATAATTAGAACCATTTTCTGACCATTTTACAACTCTTTCAAGTGCATTATCCTTTGTAATTTTATACTTTGAGTATTTGTCAACTGTTTGTGCGTTAACCGTAGAGGGCTTGGACATCATAGCTGTAAATACAAGTAGCAAACAAAGGAAATGAGAAATAAACTTTGCATATACTTTTTTCATTTAATAAACCTTCTTTCTTTAATTAATTAGGTGTATCGGTTACATCTAACTCAAAATTATGTAAAAAGCAACAATTACAGCGGTATCAGTGGTTCTATAAAAAGCAATCTAACAACAATAAATCCTGTTGTATTACTGAACACAATACCGTCATTGTAAATTATTTTAATTAACTTCAAATATGAATTCTGTTCCGTTCTCCCCTTTCTTTTCAACAATATTAATGTTTTTTCATATTTGTAAGTATTTATGATTACATTATATATAATTCAACACATGTAATAATTTTCCTCCAAGTTTTCATGATTAATTGTAAAATATTTTTTTACATAATTCTACACCTTTTTATATAATCAAATAATAATAAAAAAGAAGCCCTAAAACTAAGGCTTCCAAAAATTAATTAAACAAAATTACTAAGATAATCAAAACACTTTTCATAATCTTCAATACTCATATTCCCATTTTTTAAATTATCATAAATACAATGCGCATCATTTTCATAATACTTTTTTGAATAGCTATTTGAGTTATTGTTAACACTATTATTTAAGATAAGTTTTTTCATGTACAGGACTTGTTTCCTATTGAGTTTCGCAGACTTAATAAGGTATCTAAACAAGTCCCTTACTTTTATATAATAAGGTTCAATTTCCTTAAAGTTTATCACCCTTTCCATCTCTTGTCTTTCTAATTCTTGCCGCCTTCTGTATTTTTCAGCTTCCTTCTTATTGTACACCGACATAGCCTTTTCTTTAGCAATTCGCATTAGTAAGATTTGGTTTAATACTTTTATTATAATTACACCTCCACCTACTAGCATTGTTAGCATAGTTAATTTTAATAGAACTTCTTCTACCATGTTCTTTTCCTCCCTTTATGGAATAGTATTTATAATATTTTTCCTTAGTTCTTGGAAATAGCTTACGTAGAAATAAATATAGAAAAATATTATGTACCATAAAGCAACCTATATAAAGACGCATCTTTTGTACTTCAAATTGACTTCATCAAAAAGTATACGGGTCAAATCACACCTTGTAAATGGCTTAGTTAAAGGATTTAAGTTTGGCGATTAGTAATGAAAAATAAACAATGTGGATTTAAAAATGAGATATAAGAAGTATTAATTTAATAATTTTTGCGCCTTGCTATATGGATATTAATTACTTGTAAAATATTGTTATACCAGTGTTATCAATGACATACTCAAACCTATCAGTTGGATTTAAAGTGTCACATATGCCAAATACCTTACTCCATTCGTGGCTTGTAAAACATTCTTTTATCAATTCTTTATTGTCTTCATTTATCTTGCAATGTGCAAATCTACAATATTCACCACTTTTATCGTTCAAAAATACAGCTATGTTTTTATTCTTTTTATCTTTTATCCTATTATATGCTCTATTAAGTTTAGCTTTATTTTTGTTAGTTCCTTCTTCATCAAAATATAAAAATATTTGTCTTCCTATTAAAGTACCGCCTACTGTTAAAACTACTGCGTGATATAATGTTATTCCAGAAACCATAAATATCTCCCTTTCAAATTACTATATACACAATATTTTATGATTAAAATTGGACATACTAAAGTCTATATAAATAACATCAAAGTTATTGCTTTCGTACCTTATATTTGTTGAATTTGACATTACAACTATAACAGGAAATGTATTATAACACTCTTTTTGTAATGTTCCTTCTCTAAATAATTTCTCGTACATTTGGAATTTTGACATATTTGTCTGATGTGTAAAATCCACTTCCAATAGTAAGAAATATAGATTTTCCCTAAATTGAAACTTAAAGAATGCATCTGGAATTATCATATTATTTAAATATCTAGGAGTTTTAATAAGTTCAATGTTATTACATCCTGTAAAATACAGCATCGAATAAAAGTCTAATACATATAAATCATGTAAGCTTACTTGATGCTCCATATAATACACCTTCTGACCAGTAATTTTTTCTTTGTAACTTTTTAATAATCCTAAGTCCTCAAAGTCTTTTAACCTCTTCTTAGATTGGTCATATCCAAATTTTGAAGTATTATAAAACATTCTATATGCTTGATAAATTGTAATAGCCTTGTAGTTTTCTATATGCTTTAGAATATCTTTATCTCTCTGCCTTAGCATCTTCCACACTCACCTCTTTCAATGATACTACACCACCTTTACGATTCTTACTTTTAGTAGGTGCATTCTTAATTTGTCCTATTGGAATAGTAGTTTCCTCTTTAACCTTAATAGTTATATCATCAAGTTTATTTAATTCTTCATTAGTGGGTTTATGCCAGCTATATGAAGCTTTTTCAGCTTGTGTTCCATTGACCATAAGCTGTGGAGTCTTTTTGCCTATATATTTTTCTATAATTATCCTATCAATATAAGGCACTTTTAGATAAGTATATTGGTTTGTAAATAAAATAGCTTCTTTCTCTTCAAGGTTAATAGCTTCAGTACTTTCGATAATGTTTTCAGAATTTAGTTTGGATATTTGTCTAAAAGTTAGTCTAGTTAACTGGCTCTTTATTGTTGTTGGAATATTATCCGCGGTGCTACGTTGTAATGAACAAATAACATTTACACCAACAGCTCTTCCAGAAAGAATTATATTTTTAAGATATTTTAATGCAGAAGCTTTAAGTTCTTTCGTTTCCTCATCATCTGAACTATCCAGCATATAGAAGCTAAACTCTTCAGCAAATAAATAAATATACTTCATTTTTTTCTTATTAACTTTATTGTAATCTTCAATATTTTCTAACCCGGCTCTGTCTAAAATATCTACCCTCTTTTCAATAATTTTATCTATTCTTGCAAACATCTCTTTAGTTTCATCTAATCTTTCCGCATACCATTTCACTTGCTCACAGTTCTTGAATATTTTTAAGTCCCTTTTTCTAACCTGAGTCAGATATAATTCAATTTGCTCTTTGCTGTGGTTATTAATTAAATTAGTTAATATTACAAATACTTCACGGCTTTTTCCTGAACCTGTCACTCCTGCAATAAGAAGGTGACTATATCTATTAACATTTAATAAAATAGGCTTTCCATCGACATCTAAACCTAACAATAATTCATATACCTTTGTTTTTACTGGCACATATTCAGTGTCATTCTGAGGGTTGGAAATAACTTTCATTTTAATATAGTTAGTCATCTTATCCTTATTAATTTCACATATGCATCCAAGGTTATCCTCAATCGTATCCTTTACTTCCCCAAACTTACTAAAACTTAATCCGTAGGGTATAGATACTAAACAACTATAGCCATACTTTTCTTTAGTAACATTTAGTATTTCATAAGTTTTATCTTCTTTATTATTAATACCTAACCCTTGCATACAATCATTAAATTTTCTCTTAATATTTTGTTTTTTATAGGCTTTATAATTTACATATATTGTTGTTGCAGCTACAATTGCAATTTCAGTAAACAATTATTTTTCACCTCTTTTTATTTGTATCTAATACTTTAGAGGTTGCTAAAGCACCGAATCCAAAGAACATTAGTACTGTCATTTCCTTTCCAAATAAACTTATGAATGGAGCTGAAACACTTTTTAAAAAACCTTGTAATATTAAATCTAATCCACTCATTTCTTTTTTACTTCCTTAACTGCATCAATTGCTATTTCCATAATTTTGCCTGAGCCGTAGCCGATTAAAATCCATCCTACAACAATCATTAATAAAGACATAATGACCTCCTATTTGTACTATTGTTTCTATAGTACATTTATATGATTTGTAATTACAAAATGTGCTTGTCTGTATAAAAAAAGTAATTGATATGTACTTTTGGGAATAAAAAAATAGAGTCTAGTTATCATCTGACTCTACTACTATAATTTCTTCTATGTGGCAATTTAATTTTTTCGATATATTATAAAGCACTTCCACCGAAGGTTGAACACTATTGTTTTCATATCGACTGTATTGATTTCTTGGTATCTCTAAAAACTGTGCGAAGTCTTTTTGAAACTTATATCCTCGACTTAGCCTTATTTCCAACAATCTATTTTTAACCATATTACCACCTCTTCTTCTATGGTAATATTCTACAAATGGTTTGAAAATCCTTTTAAGTATAATATTACACTTATATTACACTTATATTACACTTATATTACACTTATTTAATACTTACTTGGTAGTTAATTGGTAGTTATATTACAGTTATATAATTGTTGTATAACTCTTTATAAATTTGTATATTTTACTGTAAGTCTTTATAACTTAGTATAACTCTTTATAATTCCTAAAATATTATTATTCCTTCTTTCGTGGGAGCATTCCTCTCTTGTTAACTTAATACTGTTCTATATACCTCTATAAAACACTACTAAACTAACAATTATTTTTAGTATTTAGTTGACAGTTAAGATTTAAGGTTTTAAAGTTGGGGAAATAACTAAGCAATTGGACGTAGTTTGCCCTAAAAAAATTAAGGCAAAAAAATAAAGTTGGGTATAATGAACTGAAGTTTCTTGTGTACTACTATTGTTATCTATAATTACAACGCTTTAATTACTGCCCTAAAGCTATTATAGAAAGCCGTATTGCTACCAGTAAACCTACCTATCTAATTTGATTAAACGGTCAGATACACCCGTTTAAGGGGCAAATAATACAATAGTAGAAATATTAATTGACCCACTGTATTTTCTGCATCAGCTACAGCTCACTACTAAAGTTATTTAGAGTTGCTTTAGTGCATAGACAACTAACCTATATCTAAAGACTGTAAAAGTATTTTAGGGTATAGGAAATAAGACTATTGCAATACTTACTTTTTTCAATTAAAATATAGTTAGGTGGTTTAGTAAGTAGTTCATAGCTTATTAAACGATATTCAGTT